AGCTCAAAGCGGTCGCTGTCCTCCAGCAGCAGTTTGTCGCCGTCCTCCAGCAGCATGAAGGTATCGACGGTGGCCACGTCGCTGGAACGGAAGTAGACATCGGCGCTGGTGTCATCAGCCAAGCCACCGTCAAAATCGCTCCAGCGGTCGATCAGTTCTGTGCGGCTATCAATCGTGTCGGCTGGGTACAGGCCGCGAGTGGTGAGCGTGCGGCGGAAATCAACGGTGAACTTTGCGCCAAGGTCAACGATGTTGGTGAAGTAGTAGCGACCCGCGAGCAACTGCTGGCCGGTAAAGTCCATCGCGCCGATGGCATCAAAGTCAATAATTTCATCCACCGTCTCACTACCATCAAGCACGATGGCGTCGTAATCAGCGTCGTAGCGGGCATCATCAAACTGCCCCTGGTATGGCGGTACGGTCTGGTCTTCGCGGACGGTAGTAATACTTAGCGGTGGGATGGCGTCGGGCTGATCGAAGATGACGCTGGTGGCGTTCTGACTCCGCAGGCCAGCCGGATCTTGGAACTTGAGCAGGTATTCGCCGTCGATCTTGGGCAGCAGGGCATAGGTGGTTTCAGCGCCAACACGGTCCGTCAGCAGGGTGGAGTCTTGCCATTCGCCGGTGCCATCGGTCTTAGTGCTATGGCGGATGATTGCGGTGAGGAAGCCGGGTGCTGCAATCGGACGCGACCAACGCAGCATCACCTGATTGTTGGCGATCTGCTCAATCGTGACGTTCTCAGGATCAATCGGTAGTTGCTGAACAGAACCCGTCGGGTTGGCCGTTGATGCAAACGATGGAACCGTAAAAGTCGCTGATACCGCTGGTGCGCTTTTGTTAAATCCCAACCCGTATGCCGTGACGGAAACCAGCAGTTGGAAACTTTCAGGCAGGCCGATAATTTCGATGTTCGGATTGTTGGTGCGAACTGTGCGGCTGTTGCCTTGCGCGGTGTTGTAAGTAACGTCGTAGCCGAAGGTGGCACCACCAGCGCCTTTTGCCCAAGAGATGTTGACCTGCGTAGTCAGCACCGTACCGTCGCGCACCTGACCGGCGTTAAAGGCGATGTTTCTGACTGACGGCGGTGCGGAATCAAACGTGGTGATGTCCGGGAACTGCAGGTTTTGCCCGTTATCGACCGAGGCATAGATACTGTCGTTATGCACCAAGCCGGTGATTGCGTAGGTGCCGTCGCCGTTGTCTGATGCACTGATGCAACGGAACTTTTGATTGGCAACGCCGCTGGTGGTGATTGACCAGATCGACTGCGCGTTGGGTGCAGCGGTGAAGGAACTGCTGACGTTGATGGTGCTGCCGGAAACGCTGCTGATGTTGCGGGTTTCGACCGTGCCATTGGGCAGCAGGCAGGTCAGTTGTGGGTTGGAGCCAGACGGGAGCGTGATCGACTGGTCAGCAACGATGGCGCTGGTGGTGGAGGAGGAGACGCGACCGGAGATGCGGGTGCCTTGGCGGAGTGAATCGGCAACGGCAAAGATCTGACCCGGTAGCACCACGGCACCCTGTAGGCCAGTGCTGAACGAGATCACTTCATCGTCGAGCGCCTCGGTTTTGAGTGTCCACAGGCCGACCCGCTGTGCCTGCCATTTCGACGTGCAGCCAAAACCGATTAGCTCTTTGACGATGTAGCCATATTTGGCGATCAGCGCGGCGTCTTCAACGACAACAACGTTCGGGCGGTAGAAGTTTTCCGGGTCGTTGTAGCGAACATGCACGCTGGTGCTACGGGTCTTGAGCGAGCTGCCGGAATACTCAAAAACACCACCGACGACGTTGGCATTGGTGTAGATGTGCGAGGCCGCAAGCGCCGTGCCATCGAGGTTGCCGTGATCGGCTGCGACTTGGATGACGTTGTTCGACCAGAACAGGATGCCTCGGAATACCGAAGCCATGTCCATCAGGACGTTGTACGCCTCGGCGCGATCACCGATAACTACGTTGCAAGAGAAGCGCGGTTCCCTGGTGCCGTCTGGGTTGATGACCTGCTGGTTTGCGTATTTGGCGATTGGGTACAGGTCGATCCAGCTCAGGTTGGCCGAAGTGATGAACTGACCAGCGCCATAGCGGCGATTGGTGAGCAGGTCGTAGAAGCAGCAAACTGGGCAGCTCGTCCACTTCTCCGAGGATTGAACCGCACCGTTAAAGCTGGAATCGTTGAACGCAAGGCTGCCATCACCCAGAACGGTCGCGCCAGTTGGAATCTGAACCAGACGGCCACGGATTAGATAGGCACGCGATGGCAGGCTGCTAAACGCCTTGGTTGAGATTGCCAGTTCATTCAGCGCCGAATAGTTGTAATTGACGTTTTGCGAGATCGTTTCGGTGTAAGACGACCAGATAATTTGATTGCCTCGGTTGCTGGCAATCGGTGTGTTCTGCGGTGTGTCTTGGAAGCTGGTGTATTTGATCTCAAAGTGGCCTTCACCCAGATCTACCTTTTGAACTTTAATGTTCCAAGGACCGGCGCCAAATGTTCTGAGGTTGATGATGCCGGTGCTGTACTGGTAGTTGTTGGTGGAAACGCCGGTGATGGTTTTGTTGGAGGCGAGCTGAAAGCCGGTGCCGCTGCCCTTGGCCTGCACGTAAATCAGGATTTGCAGCGTGCCACCAAATAGCTGGCCTTTGGCGAGGCTTTCCTGCGCGACGGAATAGAGTTTGGGAATCGTGAACAGCAGTTCTACGTTGTTGACCGTTGGATCGGTAATCTGGCGCGTAACACTGCCGCTGCCGTACTTGCGGTTGACAACTTCGTTGTTGCTGTTCAGGTCTTCGCTGTAGTTTTCGCCAATCTCTTGGTTCACCTCAACAATCTGTGAAGTGCCGTCGTTGAACCAGTACGTTGCACCCTGACGTGCCGCACCAACATAAGAGGCGGACGAAATATCCTCGGGCTTGAAGTTATAGGTGCCGTCGCTGTTTTGAATTGGTGTTTCGTTGAGGTATGTACCCTGCAGGCCGTTAATGACGCCACCAATCGGACCCTCACAGAGAAGATCCAGCACCTTGATTGTTGTGACAGAATTAAGTGCCATGTCAGTAGAGCTGGTAGCCGACGCTATTTAGGCGAAGGTAGATCGGGTTGGAGCCGGTGGAGCCATTGGCCACGGTTTCAGCCGAGATCACTTCGACCTGAACGCTGACAATGCTTTCGGTTTCAATGTCACCCAACTCCAAACGGTGCATCCAGCCGAAGAATTGGCCTTCAAAGATCAGACCTTGGATGGTGGCAGAATCAGCAGCGACGAGGAAGCCGTCATCTAAAACATCGCCTCGATAGACCTTGATCTCGTAGCTGATGTAGCCATCAACGTAAGTTGTACCAGTGCCACCAGCCTGATCGTAGAGACCGTTTTCGAGTGACAGTGCAACGTTGAAATCGGAGTATTGTTCCACGCTGGCCATGTAGCCGCCGTAGACCTGCAGCGATGCATAACGGCGCTCGTTTTGAACGTCGGTGCGGATTAGTTGCGTGCTGTTGGTGACGCCGTATGCGCTAACAGGATCGAAGTATGCCTGCGTATTAAATGCTGTCTGATAAACACGGCGGGCAATAACACCGGACTTATCGGAAAATTCGTTGGTGAGTATTTCGTTGCCCAGCCGGATTGTGTCAATGCTTGGTGCGCGGAGGCTGGTCAGCACCGGATCAGATTCGTCGGCAATTTGGAATTTGGATTTGAGCAGGTGGCTGCCGATCAGCACTTTGCCGTAAGCCAGTGGCACCGTGGCACCAACACCGACTGAGTTTGCGGCACCCGTGTAGGCGTAGGACTGCTGACCATCAATGCCCGAGGTGACATTCTCAGGACCGTTGGTGCGGTTGCGGCTGCCCATACGGGAACCGGCTCCGTAGGTCATCGTCCCAAAGCCGCCAAGCGATGGAATTTGTGGCTGCGGAGCGAGCATTTGTGCCACACCACCTAAAGCGAGACTGACACCGATGCCGCCAATAATGCTTGCTGCGGTGCCGCCAAGTAAGCCAAAACCGACACCACCGCCAACACCTGCGCCAATGCCAAGGAATCCTCCGGCAAGTGGACCGAAAATAATTGCTGCAGCCACAAGGCCGATTCCGGCTAAAACCTTGCCAGCGCCCTCGCCACTACCGCTTAGCACTGGAACAATTACAAGGTCACGTTCACCAAAGGGCAGCAAAAGATCCTCATAATCAAAATCAACTCCGCCCTGAAGAACTTGATAACCAATCCCGTTTTCTTCTGATTCCAGTAAATAATCCTTGAACTCCGGCATGTTGATGCACAGGAGCTTGATCGCATCAGCGGCGTTACGCAGGTTGTAATAGGTATGCTCGGCGCCAAAACGTTCGCCAAGTTCACCCATCAGGCAGACCCGCTGCATATCGGTAAACCGCCGCGATGCTCCTCACATAGTAACTGCTGAGCCACTCCACAGCACTAAGGCGGCCTCTCATGTGATGCAGGATCCGCCACGGTTCCACGAAGATCGCAGCGTGCATCGGCTCCAGCGTGCCGAGCTTCATGATTGCCACATCACCAGGGCGGCGCTGCTCAAACGGTACACGCTCAAAACCCAGTGCCACCGCCTCGCGGAAGTAGATGCTGGGTGTGGTCTGCAGATCCTCAGGACGGTCGAAGTCCTTTAGCTCGATGCCTTGCAGGCGGAAGTAGTCGCGCACCATCGTGTAGCAGTCCCGCCCGTTATCGTTCCACTCCAGCCCGATCAGGGTTCGATGGTCGACCATTCATCCTCCGGCATGGAGTAGATCAGCCATGGCACACCGCTTTGCCTGCAGGCACGCTGATCCAGTTCGCTGGCGGGTCCGCCATTCGGGTGGCTGTGGACAATCGCAACGATCTCGCCGTTGACGGACGCCCGATAGTAATCACGCGGGTGCATGACGAAGTGTTTTTCCGGTTCCTCGCAAACATTGCGGCAAGGCCAGTACATCTGACCAGTGGCGGCTTGGATCACCACACCGCAGGCTTCGTAGGGTGCGGCGGATCTGGCGTGGCGCTCGGCCTCAGATTTGGATTCGGGAGCCAGGGTAACCACCATGCGGATAGTCGGAAATGCCTTGGGACTGGAAACGGATCCTGCAGCTATTGAACCGCTTGCCGCAAACATCAGAAGTGCTGACGCCTACAGCGTTGTCGTTCACGTCAAAATAGCTGCTGCCGGTATAACCGCACTCAGGACCGCGATAGACCCATGGGCAGTAGTCCTGCACTTGCCGACCAGGGAGCTGCAGGTTGGTGAGATCTAGTTTGCTGACCAGTTCAAATTCGACGAGCTGGATGTTTTCCTTTGATACACGGTCGATGTACCAGACCTGATCCTCGAACTTGGCGGTTGGGTCGGCAGTTGGGTTGACACCACCAGGGAAATTGACGGCATCAAGGAATTTTTTGCAGGTGCGAATGCGGGTGACCTTGGCCTGCAGCGGGTTGTAGGTCAGCAGCAATGCCGAAATCGCGCCCGTGACATTGGCAATCCGCATGGTGGGACGCGGCAACGTACCCTTGGAGGTCAGCTCAAAGCCGTCTACCTCGATGGGCGCGGCGCTGTAGGTGATGCCTTGAAACACCACGTTGCCAGTCAGGGCGTTGGTGCCGGCGTGGTAATAGAAGGTGGTGTCAATCCCGTTAACCGCCAGTGTGAGCCGCAGTTGAAACAGCTCGATGATGGCTGACGGATCCAGCTTTTGGATCTCGGTTTGGATTGACGTTGGTGTCGTCATGCTTCAAATACCTGCTCAAATGTGGCAGTAATCGTATTGATGTCTGCAAGATCAAAACTGCGATTCCAAGATCTGCACACCCATTTGTATGCAGTCGCAGAATTAATTGGCGTCCAGTTT